TATCGATCAGTCAACCGGGAATTATTATTCGTGGGATAAAACGGCAGTTGCACTGCAGCAAGAAACCACATCCCTGCTGGCGAGAATGACAACGCAGCCAACTGAGATTCAGAAGGCAGCGGTTAACCGTCTGTATTATGACCTTAAGCAGTCTGGAATTTTGGCAAAGCTCGACGGCCTCTGGCTCGGCATTAATACCAGTCGGGCTGATGCGCGTCTGAATATCGTCAACGGCGCCCTGCCACTCACCGAAAATGGCACCATTAATTTCAATACGTCATCCGGCTGGACCTTTTTTGGCGACAGCTGGCTTGATACTGGTTTCAATCCATCTACCGCAGGTGGTCATTATTCGAAAGACAGCGCTTCGTTTGGTGTGATGGTTGCGGGCGCGACTAACCAGGGCGTTTTCATGGGCGCTTACGACGGCGCGAGTGGACTCACTATGTCCAGGACTGAGAATACCCTGAATGCCCGAATAAATAATAACGAGTTACTGACGGGGTTAATTTCACCGACAGGAACAACCCTGTTCTCGGCAACACGCCTGAGTAGCGTAACCTCGACACTCTACTCTGGAAGTAAAGTTGTCGCTGTAAGCAATGCGCCGTCGCTTTCTGTAATCAATGCGTCGGTGAATATTGGACGTGCCAGGGCTGCATCTGGCTGGTATGCCAGCGCCAATATTTGCGCTGCGTTTATTGCTTCAGGACTGACTGAAAACGAAATGTTTGCTCTGAACGATGCCGTTCAGCGCTACATATCTGGATTCCGTTCTGCAACGCTGCCTGCAGGCGTCTGGGTTCAGATGCCTTATTCACTGATTAAACCTGCTGATGTGACGGCGATTTCTTCTGATGTGGTGGACAGAAAAACAATGCTGCTCGCTAACGCTCTGGTTTCCTGTGATACCTACAGCGACATAATGAAATTGTCTGTCAGCTCACTGGATGTACGGGCTGTCGATGAATCCACTGGCGTGGTGTATGAGCCCTCCATTATCCCGGATACCACGCTTGCTGAGACGACAGCACTGGTTGCCAGAATGGCCGTCAAACCCGGTACCGTTCAGCAGATGGCAATCAATCAGCTGATATATTTGCTGAAAAATGAAGGGGTATGGGGAGCGCTTGACGGGCTCTGGCTGGGAGTCAGTACCAGCTACGCAGATTCACTGCTGAATATTGTTAAGGATGCTTTTAACCTGAGCACTGATGCGCCGCCTGCCTGGAATCAGTCCGGGGGCTGGACGTTCTCCCGATCGGGATTGACTTACCTCGATACAGGATATAACCCTTCACTGGCCGCCGGAAAACTGGCTCTTGAAGATGCGTCCTTTGGAGCTTTGCTCTTTCCGCCGTCAACGATGGTGGCGACCGGCCATATTATGGGGGCCTTTAACGGGGCGGAGGGGATCAGCCTTGCCCCGCGCCCATCGTCGGCATCAAGCAGTCCTATGGGGGTCAGGTTAAACCAGGCCAATGCCTTTATTGTCGGTGATTACGGTGTCGACAATGCCGTATATGGGGTTTCTCGCCTCAATGGTGAGCTTGCCGTATATCGTGAAGGCCTCCTGCTGGGGTCAACGATGCAAGCTGCGACGGTCATGACAAATACGAATGTGCTGCTGGGGTGTTCTCAAAAGTCATCCGGGTACCATATGTTCGACGGCGCGCTCGCCGCTGCCTGGGTGGGTGCCTCTCTTACAGCGAAACAGATGTTGGTTCTGACCAATGCAATCAGGCGCTATAACGATGTCTTCCGCAATCGTCTGTCCGCTTTCTCCGCGTGGTGGTCAGCCACTGAGCGCCGGATGTATTCTCACGACGATATCATCGCTATCGCCGGTAGCGCGTCAAGTTCATCATCACTTGAACCGCCAGTATCTGATGCAACTATCACTGCAGATATTTCTCTTTCTCTGAGTGAACGCGGGCAAACTTATCGCGGGGGATACATTGAGCTTCAGCCGGATTCATTCATCGGCGGCACTGAGCCTGCCACCGACAGCACAACCGCGTTGTGGGGATTTCCGCAATCCCTGACGCTCTCCGAGCAGAGCCGCCTGCGCAGCATGATGTTTCCGGGTAACGGATACGGTATTTACTACATTCGTCTGCCGCTGGGATTTGCCTATCGAGGTTTTCGCAATATCGATTCGGCGACAGGCCTGGCTAAAAATATCGGTGAACGTTATCAGGGACAGAATGCAGCGCTGAAACGTCTGATGGTGAATATTGTTGAGGCGGGTGGAGGTCTGGCTCCGGAATACTGGTGTCCGGCGCCGTACTGGATGACGAACGGCAAATATGCCGGTACACCGTCAGCCTATAACCAGCCGTGGGCTGGCGGAACATATCCGCGCAGCACAACACTGGACAGTATCAAGGGCAGCGATCCGACTCAGTACGCAGTACAAATTGAAGCTATGGCCAGCGCCATGCTTAATGATTTTGAATACCTGCATCAGAACGTTGGTCCGATCCGCATGTGGGGTTTGCAGAACGAGCCGCAGTACGGGCACGAACTGTATGGGGTGTGCAAATACACGGACCGCGTGTACAGCGACTTGCTGGCAGCACTGCAACCGAAAATTGTGGCCAGCGCTATTTTGTCGGAATGGGATGGCCAGGCAAATACGCCGCTATTACACGTAGCGTCAGATAATGACTGGCATATCGGGCAGACATATATCGATGCTCATCCTGAAACCATCTGGGGGTACAGCCATCACAATATTACCGCCATTGCCACGGATGCCGACTGGCTTAAATCTTCCGCATTCCTGACCCTGAAGGGCACAAAGACCAACGTTTTTGTGAATGAAACGGAGTATATGTACCCACAAAACAGCAGTAATGCATGGAAATGCGCGAACAACATGTTGCGGGACCTCCACAACCTGACGTTCGGCGGCGCGGAAGTGGTTATGCCCATTATCCACATCTGCAAACAGCTGGGGGAAAGCAGCAGCTATACGTCGAATACAGACGGCTACGCGATTATGAAATGTAACCTGCAACAGGAATATGGCATTGCTCCAGGGCAGGAAGGGAATAAGGAAATGCTGGGATTCGGTATATTCGGGGAAAACGCCTGGAATTACAACGCGTATCGGTTTACGGCAGATAACCTGCCTGTAGGTGCGATTCGAGTGGGAGGGCAGCCAACAATATCCGTGGCGGGAATTGGTATAGCGGCTTTCAGGGCGGGAGGAAAGTTAAAGCTTTTCCTTGTTAACCGTAATAGCGGGATAGCAGCAATAACCATATCAACAGGAGAAAGTAAAACCCTGGCGGGACGACATTATGATCTCTCGCATGCCGGAGATAAATTATCGTCCAAAACCGGTAGTACCATTACTTTTGTTCTGCCAGCCTATAGTGGGCAGTGCTGGGCAGAAGTTTAGCAGTAGCATGCGGCTGCCAATGTTATGACAGCCGCATGCTACAGAATTTACAGAACGCTGATCCCCCTCGCCGCACAGCGCTCTTTTGCCGCGGCATAGATACTATCCAAATCTGAAGCGGACACTGCATTGGTTGAATAAAGGAACTCATAACAGCGAAGCTCTTTAGAGTAGCCTGACGCGCCTGTATAGGATGTGTTACCAGGGCCAATTTTTAAGGCAGCATTGGCGTTTTTTGCCGCTGACAGTGTCAGTTTTGTAGCCGCACCTCCAACGAAAACTATCAGGTTGCTTCCACTGCGCGTGACTGCGATAAAAATATTCGCTCCCGCGCTCAGCCCGGGCGGTACCGGTATAGCCTGCGATTTGGTTGTGCCCGTGCCGCTTTCTTTATAGGCAAAAACAATCGCACCTGCAGAGGACATCTGCACAGCTTCACCTGTCGAGTTATCCGTAGCCCCACCAAGCACCTGAGAAGCAACTCCTGAATACTGAATGACGGTACACCAGGTATAAATGCTGGTAGCCGTTCAAGGGCTAAGGTGTCGGCAACTGTCAACACCCCCATCCCGTCAAGGAGAACAGTCAACCTTCCCCAGGCAACCTTTCCCCAGTCGGTCAGGTGCGCCGGCGGGCTTGGAATTTCTCGCGCCGGACTCGGTTCTTTATCGTTGAGTTTACGTTTGCCCGGGTTGCCGGAGACCACTTTGAGGTGGGTCGGTTTCGGGCGTCGTCCTGCCATCGGAACCTCCCGGAAAAAAACTTTTCATTTCGCGGTTGTGCACAAAAAGGATGGGCGGCGGTCATTTGGGGTCAGGCTTTTGGACTTTTGATCCGCCCTCCCCGTCAGATGATAACTGAAATCATTTTATGTGAAATGATTTCACTTGCAACCATTTCATCCATAAAAAATGAGATTCATTATCATTTGAACCAGTGCGAGTTAGGATCAAGCGGTATGCCGCTCTCATCACAACCTATGACGGTGCTTCGCTTCTCCATTCGCTGCTTGGTGGAGTCATGGTGCTGCTTACACAGCCCTTGCCAGTTCTTCCGGCTCCAGAAAAGCTTTTGCGCCTTCGCTATTGCCTGGCTGTCACCAGAACGCAGAGCCTCTTTCAGTTTGTGCGGGATGATATGGTCAACCACCGTTGCCGCTGTCACCCTGCCTTGCTCGTGGCACATGGTGCATAAGGGGTGAGCACGAAGGAAGATAAGACGCTCTCTGTCCCATTTGCTGCCATAGATGCGGGGCTCTTTGTTCATGCTCCCACCTATAAGATGCGTCTCAGCTGGGCGCGGGTCTGAACCATGGTTTTTTCAACAGACTTTCTTATAGCTTTAATCTGATCGAGGCTCGGTGCAGTATCGAGGGAAAGCTTGATAACCAACTCTCTTCCGCTAGTATCACATCCAGGAGAGCTCAGCTTAACAGCACCATCAATTGCAATTCGATCCGGAAAGAATTCAGGGAAGCCATTAACCTTTCCACGACATCCAAATGCATCGTATTCTGCGAATCCGGCTCCGCTATGGAGTTCATATCCGGTTTCTTTCACAATAATGCGAAGAGATTTGTTGGCTTCTTTTAGCGTTACATGCTTCATATGCGTTTCCTTTTAGACGTGAGCCTGTCGCACGGCAATGCCGCCCGAGAGGTAAACGCTACCCAACGGCATTACCCAGGCTCACTACTGAAAGACTCTCTTTGTGGGGCGCGTGCGATGCGCATAAAAAAGCCCCGCATTTGCGAGGCGAGCCAAACAACATCTTCATTTAAACAATTTCATTTTTGTATATGTAGCTTTTAGTTTTAATTCTAACTCTTTTCTGTCCCCACTCTTACGAATATAATCCTTGAATTGTTTATCAAACTCATCCCAAGCTTTGCCAACTTCGCTTCTTTTGAATAAACCATCACACATAATCCAACACTTCGAAGCAGCCCTAAAGGATTCTTCTAAATCTTTTCTCTTATAATAAAGTTGCACATTTCCAGAGTTTGAATCACGGGATGGATTAAATTGTTCTACCATCATTCTACCTGCATTCATCTCGACAAATGACCAGTTCAATGGCATTGCCTGCAGAACGGTTTCAAGCTCAAGAATTGCCTGCTTTAAGCTTACTTTCAACTTTAAAGCTTCTTGTTTTCTCCAAGTATTCAAGGTGTAGCCAGCAATAAAGAGCGTCACAAAAGATAATGCCGCGCTTAACCATGCTGCAGCCATCCCCCAAAATGCCCAATCGGCAGATTCACGATATGCCAATAAAGATTGATATGAAATATAAGCGTCCACATAACTCTCCTCCGTAAAATGAGTAGAGTATGGTATCTCAAAGCATAATCACAGGCACTCAGTGAATGCCTGCTGTAATGCCTCAGCTGGACGACTCGGCTGTCGTGTCAAACAGCGCCAGCGCTTCAGTCGCTTCCTGAATCGCTTTGATGGTTTTGGCGACCACTTCGGATTCAGTCGTCACACGGCTGTATTGCTGGATGAAGATCTGATACTTCAATTGGCTATCCTGAACGAATGCAATCGCCTCTTTTGCGGCGGCTGTATCGTAGTTCAGGGTGGAAAGCAGATTCAGTCGAATCTGTTCTGCTGCGTTAATTTCTGACATGTCTTACCTCTGTGCGATGTGGGGGAGCATTATCGAAGCCGCTCTGTGGAATGACTCCTGTAAGGTCATTAAAAAAGCCACCCGTAGGTGGCCTTATGATGGGAATAAAATGTTCGACATAAGATATGTAAAATCGTTATTTAACCAATGTGGTAGAGGTTACCTTACGACCAACATGGACAAGTATCTTGCTCTGGACATCATTGAAGTCAAAAATCGTCTCCAGAAGTTCAACCACTCGCTCACTAATCGTATCCGTTGCAGACTTTAACTCACCGACGGTTACATTACCTTCATCATCAAACTCTATGGATCGTTCAACAACGCCGTAATAAACGTTCTCAGGGAATTTTTTCCCCGAAGGGCTTTCCTTAACGAATCCATTTTTAGCAAGTAGTTCAGTCACCTGAGCATAAACCCCAGTACGCCCATCAACCGTAATGTCAAAAGTAATTATTACTGTAAATTTCACACTTTTAAGAGCCATAACCAACCCCATGCATTCTTCAAGGTACTTAACCCTTAAGTTAATGTGGTTACATTTTAAATTTCAAGTCCTTTCTCAAAAATATTCGTTCTTTATTTTGAATCTATGTACTCTCAATTCAGACACTGCGTGCGAATGTAGTCCTGAAGGTAGCTTACCTGTCCAGTGATGGTGCTGATTCGCTCTCTGAGGGTGAAATAATCCCGCTC